TTCAGCGTTTTGGCGATCTTCTCAATCTGCCACGCATCAAAAGGCTGTGCGCCGGTCATGCGGGCAGTCATGGTGCTGGATGCCATACCGGCGGCGCGAGCAACTTCGTTTTGTGACATCTCACACTGTGCAAAACGCACACGCAAGTTGTAGAATGGCTTATACATGGTCAATACTCCTTTCAAGTGTGCTTTATATACGCGCGCGGGTACGCGTATTGTTCTCTCTTGTATTGTTATTCTTGTATTGTTCTAGGCGACATTTTTGTCGGGGGGTAGGCGACAATTTTGTCGGGGTGAGGGCGACATTTTTGTCGCCCGCCGACACTGGGTGTCGCTTACCGACATTTTTGTCGGGGTCACTTCTTGCCCCGCCGGGGCGGTGAAGATTACCGGTTTGCTGCTTCGACTTCATCGGCCAGAGCAGTGGCCCGGACCTGTTCGGCAGGGCTGGCGATGTTGCCCAGATGCTGGGCGTAGAAACTTAACGCGGCAACAATCAGCTGCCGCTCATGGTCGGTAGCGTAAAGATCCATCAGACATACACCCCCTTTAGCTTTTCGCTGAACTCCTGTTCAAGCCGGGCCTGTTCGGTCACGATCTGGCGCAGCTCGGTAATGCTGCCATCGGCAATTTCAAGCCGCACAGCAATGCGGACGGCCTCTTGCAAGGCGTTTTCAAACCGCGTGAAGTATTGTTTGTCAATCAATCTTCCATTGCAAGGTTTTCCAATTGTATATTGCCTTTTGTTGGCGGCCATTGCAATTTCATCCGTTAAAATAATCATTTTTGTTTTTCCTTTTCTGTTTGAATGTGTGCAAGCGCTTGTGTAACGCTGCGCACGGCGTTTTTGCGGGTGAGGGTATATAACTTCATTACCGAGGCATACAACCCCTAAATGTGCGGCTAGATTTTGGTACTGTCTAATTTTGCTTAACTCTCCGGGATAATGATTTCTTCCGGCTCACAGTTCAGGGCGCGGGCAATGCGTACAACGGTAACGGCCTTACAGCTGGCACGGCGGCGAATTGTGGAATAGTTCTGCGGGGTCATCTTCATTGCAGCGGCAAGCATTGTCTCGGTCATGCCCTGCTTTGCTGCCATGAGTTCTATTTTAGCGGTATTGATTTTCATTTTATTTCACCTCGTTTCTTTGCAAGTTATTTGACTTCATTAGGTATTATATATCAGCCATACGCTAAAGTCAACAGCAAATTGCAATCTTATGATTGATTATTTTGTATTTATGTGGTATTTTATATATGGGGTGATATTATGTCAACTGGTGAAAACATAAAAAAAGCGCGTATAAACGCAGGTTTAACACAAAAAGAGCTGGGCGAACGTCTCGGCATAACATCGCAGTCAATAGCCCAATGGGAAACCGGACGGCGTGGCCCAAAATATGAATCATTAGCATAGAGGGCCGCGTTGTCGGTTTCTGCCGGGGTGAGTGACCAGCCGGGGCCGCATCAGAGCAGCACAGACACAACGCAGCGTGTCCACATTGGACACATCCCCGCCGGGCACACCGGCCCTAAATTTTAATAGCAGGGTGATTCTATGAAGATTTATACTTTGATCGGCGGTGTCAACGGCGCAGGCAAGTCAAGCCTTACCGGATCCTTGCGGGCCGAGCGGTCAGACCTCGGCCAGATCGTTGACCCGGACGCTTTAACGGCCCGGTGCGGTGGTGATGAATACGAGGGCGGCAAGCTGGCCGTTGATCGCATCGAGACAGCACTTGCCGAAGGCGTAAACTTTACCCAAGAAACAACGCTTTCGGGCGGCTATCCTAAGCGCCTGTGCCGCCGGGCGAAAGAAGCCGGGTATTATATCCGCCTGTACTATGTGGGCCTTGACACAGCAGAAGAAAGCCTCCGCCGCATCAAAAACCGCGTAGAGCGCGGCGGGCATGACATACCGGCCAAGGATGTGCAAGACCGCTTTGCGCATCGCTTCACCGATGTTGCAAAGGTGCTGCCATACTGTGACGAGGCAAAGTTTTTTGACAATAACAACGGCTTTGTGCTGGTGGCCGAATACCGCAACGGGCAGCTTTTGCCGGTTGGCAATTACCGCCCGCAATGGCTCTGCCAGCTGATCGAGAGCCTATAAACAGAAAAAACCGCCCACGGTTGCAGCCGTGAACGGTTTTGAATAGATGCTCACCCCAAAAGAGGAATAAGCCCCCAAACAAGCTTATTATACCTCTTTTGGGTGGGCTTGTCAAAGTGTACCCGAAGGAGGTTTTACTTTATGGGAAAACGAACAAACACAGCCCGCTGGACGGGCAAGTTGACAGACCAGGATTTGCAGGAAGTCATAAATAACGCATACACCGCCGGGCGGAGCCGCAAGGTGCTGAAACTGCTGGCCGCAGATATGCGGGCGTTCTGCAAATACTGCCGCAAAGCAAAGCTGTCCGCATACATTCCAGAGGATTTAAAAATTCCCGCCGGGGCGCGGTACAAAGGTAAGACCATCTTGCAGCCCGCCGACCTGGTAAAGTTGTTCAATGTGGACACACCTTCATCCGCACCAAAGAAAAGCACCCAAGAACGTAAGTTTTTAGGTGCTTTCTTTTTGCTGTACAGCACTTTTTACCGCACCGCATACAGGTCGGCGCTTTTACTTTCCAAGTATTCAATTATGTGTTCTTCTACGCTGCCGCCGTGTTGCCATGCTGCAAAGCCTGTGCCCCTGTATGCATGGTGCTGTATAACTTCATCGTGAAACCGGCACAGCGCCGGATTGCGGCGCAGCTTGCGCATAGCTGCTTTTTCTACCTGCTGCGCGCGGCTCCATGTCACGCCGTAGGCCTCGCCCACTTCCCGCAAGGGCTGCTGCTGGTAATACCGGCGGCGCAGTACATCGGCTTCCCGGTCGGTCAGCTTTGCAAGGGCTTCTTCCAGGGCGCTGTGCAGCTGTTCCTGGAATAACTTATCTTCCACCGCGTCCAGTTCTGCCGCCGCTGTCGCGTCCTCTTTCAGATCGCCCAGGGTGGCGCTGCCGCCGTCCTCATCGTCCAGTGACACGTCCAGGCTGGTGCAGTGGTTCAGCGGGTCAGCGCTGGTGGTGTGCAGTTTGCCGTCATCGCCGGTCACGTTGCGGGCGTGGCCGTTGGTAAGGGTGCGCTGGATCTGGCGCTGCATGGCGGCAGTCAGCCAGGTGGTAAAGGCTCCCTGTGCCGGGTCGTAGGTCTGGGCGGCGTGCTGGACAGCAAAAAAGCCCTCTTGCTCGAAGTCGTCCGCGGTCAGGCCGTGAGCATCTGCCTGGGCCTTGTGCGCCGGGTACCACTTCCAGAACATAGAGCGCAGCAGGCCCTTGCTCAGCTCCCACAGCTGGCCCAGGGCGTAGCTGTTGCCGGTGGCAGCCAGAGCTGCAAGGGCGGCGTTTGTGGCTTGCTGCTCGCTGGCTTTGGTTGCTGTCTCCATAGAATCCCCCCTATAAACAAGAAAAGCGTGCAGGCTGTAAACCCGCGCGCTTTTTGTGCATTTTGCTATTGAATCGGGCCACGCAAACAGGTACTTAGCACAATCAGGTGGTAGCCTGGTAATAAATGCCGGTCTTTTTGTTGTCCAGCACAAACGCGTCATAGCAGACGCGGCCGGTCACAATCGTACCGCTGGACAGCGGCGTGTCGTTGTGAATGCCGAAATCTTCCAGCTTGACCGGGGCCACAGTGGCGGACGGGTGAGACAGCATAAAGCCAAACTTGGCAGGCAGACGCACGGCGGGAACCTTAACCACAGACGCACCGTCAAGCATGGCCACAACGCCACGGGCGCGCATCTCTGCGCCAATCTCTGTATGATCAAATTCCACGGCCTGCTTCAACAGCGCATAGGTGAACGGGGTGACGGTCAGCACGCGCTCGGTCTCGGGCACTTCCGCATCGTCCAGCGCCTGGGAAGCTGCCAGCACTGCCGCGTAAATGTTCGACTTGGTCAGCGCAGCGGCGGCGGGCTTGGTGCCTGCTCCGTCAGTCATGACCTTGTACACGTTGGTGTCAACCTCCGGCACGACCACCTCGCGCAGCTCACGCGCCAGGGCGGTGCCTGCTTCAAGCTGGCCCTGGGTCTCGTCCTCGTCAAGCTTGTCCACATTGAAGATAAAAGAGCGGTCATGTTTCAGCAACAGCTCCTCGGTAGTGGCGGACAGATCAAGCAACTGACCATAGCGGGACAAAGACTCGCTGCTGTCATCCGGGGCCGCGCTGCGGTTGCGGGCGTAATCGTTCATCGGGCTTGTGCTGATCTTGTACAGCTTGATGGCGTGCGCTCCCGTCCAATCGTAGTCAGTGTTAGTCAGCAGGCTGATTTTGCTTTCAGCCTTGAAAAGTTCATCGGTTTTAGGTGCAAATTTTGTAGTAAGTTCAACGGACATAAATTCAACCTCGCTTAATAGATTCGGGGCGGGTAAGGCTTCGGCTTATGCTTGTTATCCCGGCAAAATGCATTAGATAGCGCATTATCGGAAGCGGGCGAAAAAACATCTTGATAATTTCCAACCGCTCCAGCCGTGCCGCCGTCCGGTATAGCCTGGTAAGAAGGTGCAGCAAACTGCATAATTTCGTGTGCCTGCTCTGTGCAGCTTTCTTCAGTGTCTCCGGTCAGCAAAGCCGCCGGTACGCCGGTAGCAGCTGAAACGCGCTGCTTCATCTCGCGGCGGTCGTTGTCAGCTTTCATGGCGTCAAGCTGTTGCTGTAATGCAGCGGCACGGCTGTCGGCTTCATCGGCGCGGCCTGCCTTGCCTTTCAGATCGTCATAATCAGCATACTTTGCACGCTCACGGGTCAGACGGTCGGCCACAATGGCGTTTACTTCGTCCTGGGTGAACGTGCGGTTTTCCTGCTGTGCGGCAGCAGTGCCGTTAGTTTCCTGGTTTACAGTTTCGTTCATGGGGATTCCTTTCTCGGTTGACTTACTAACGGAAAACCAACGCTTTACAAGTGCGCGGTCCTTTTCTTTATCTGGTCTGGTAGGGTCATTGCAAATTCGTTTGATGCACTCTGCTTCTGGCGTATCCATATAGTGCATAGATCCGTGAAGCCGCCGGGATAGATTCTCGACCTTTTGCTTGTCAGAAGTAGCAGTGATGACAAAAGCCCGTTTTCCTGCCTTGCCAGATTCAATAGATTTGTATATGGTTTCCCTTACAGCCAACGCTGTGTTCATAACATTTGAATAGTCCGGGTGTGTGCTTTTGTTGCCAGTTAATGCGGCCACGATTGCGTCCATATCAAGGATTAAATCGCCTGGCTGCATGTGTTTCTGTACAAAAGTGGTTTTGCCTGAACCAGGCGGCCCGCAAATAATATGAACCTCCGTAGAAAGTGCGCTTTTATCCTCTCCCATGTAGTGTTATCCTTTCCCGGCTTTACCGCTGCCGTAGCGTAATCTATGCAAAAAGCAGTCTTTGCCGCTTTCTACCCTCTGCTTAAAAACTCCCTGTGTGTAAATCGGCGCTGGACAGCAGCAGGGGCGCCGCGGGCGGGGGCGGGGGACTCTCCCCCACCCCCTGCAGGCACCCTATATGCTTAACTTTCTAAGCGCTTTTTGTGTGTTTTTTGCAGTTTTTGCCTCTTTTTCGCTTTTTGGCATCTGCTGCCCGACATTGGCAACTTTGCGTAATTTTCATACAGACACACAGAAAAGCTAAAGATCAAAGCAACGACCTACGAAAAACGCCCACGGCCAGCAAAGCGCACACTAAGCGCCGCCGCCGCTGCTGCCATCAAGCCCAAACGAAACAGCATAAAAAAACAGGCACAAGAAAAAGCGTTTGCTTTTCCCTGCGCCTGTGCGGCTTACCTATTGGCGGTACTCTGTGTGCTTTTTATTATACCGTGAGGCGGTCTTTTTTGCAAGTGGTAATATAAAATATCTTTGTACCCGCCGGGGCTTTGCTTTCATGCTGCCGTGCTGTCGGCATGGTTTGCAGCAGTTCGGCGCGGACACGCTCAAATAGCTGTTGCTCTTCTGCTGTATATGTTATTTTAATCTTCACTCTTGAAATAACCCCCATCGCGCGCATATACCATGCCTGCGACAAACACAGAGGAAAGCATAAATACAAGATTTACCCAGCTTTCATCGTCTACCGGTCTAGCGTTCCATAACTTCAAGACTTCATTGCAGAATTCATAAAGGCCGCCGGGCAGTCCGTCCGATTCTACGCCAGTGCAGCACGCAAGCTCGTAAGCTTCAGAAGGCGTTATAATTTGCGGGTTTGTCATCCTTCGGCCTCCTTCAGCTGCTCAATCACTCTTGCAAGCTGTTTCTTTGTCTCGGCCAGCTCTGCCGCCGCGGCGGTATGCTGCCAAAGCTCGGCAAGGTCAACGCGGGCGGCGATGGTCTCGCCCTTGTGGATGCTGGTCACGGTGTAGCCGTCCTTCTCGAACTGCTGTGTGATCCAGCCCGCCGGGCGCATGTCAAGACGGTTCAAGGCGCTGATCTTGCCGCCGTCCAGCACTACGGTCTGTGCATGTACGGTGCGCGGCTTCGGCTCCCGCTTGTCGATGTATTCCACCGTGTAAGCGGTCAGGTTTATTGTCTTTTCAGTTTTCATTTGCTTTTTTCCTCCGTATAGGTTATACTGAGGGCGGTAAAATCGCCTGTCAAACGCTTTACCGCCTGCCGCTTTGGGTGTTAGTCGCACCTAAGGCGGCTTTTGTTTTCTTCCAAACAGCCCGCCGGGGCTGGCGTGTCCAATGTGAACACATTACAGATATTTGGTAATATCATCGTCTGGGCCAATTTCGCGCGGTTTGTCTTTTCCGTTTGAACCGTGAACGGTGGGGGCATCTTTAAAGTCACCCTTGTAAGCCCATACGCCATCCCAACCGCGCTCAATGCTCTGTTCCAAGACTGCAATCATGTAACCGTGCGTATTTCTTACAGCTGCATCTTTTGCAAGGTTCATGATTTTCTTGCAAATCAATTCAGCCGCGCGCGGGGTCAAGGGCTTTTTGTTTGTAGCTCTCAAGACATTAAAATCCGTGAGGGCCTTTTCAAGCTCGGCATCACCTGCCGCAAATGCTCTGAATACATCGGCGATTGTTTCTTGCTGCTGTCCCTGCCTTTTCTGCTTTAGCTTGCTTTTATCACAGTCAGAGGGAGAGGGCGGAAAAGCGGCGTTGTCCGCTTTTCTCTCTTTACTCTCTCTTACCTTACCTATCCTAACCTTACCTATCCTATCCTGTGGCAACCATTCGGTAGCGGTTTGGTTGTCACTCTGGTTGTCATTTTGGTTGTCACCTAAAAGCGATTTCTCATGCGTGAATTTGGTTGGCGTGTAACGGTCTTTTCGGATTTTGTTGTTCTCTTTCCAGTCTGTGATAACAAGAACGCCTGTTTCAAACGCCTTTACAAAGCCTTTAGCTGCTAATAGGCGTATGTCATCTACGGAGCAGTTGCATATTGCCGCAATACTTTTCGGAGCAGCTACAAAGCCGTCATCGTCGGCCCGCATACCCAAATGAAAATACAGCGCCTGAGTGCTGGACGGCATTTCAAGAAAGCGATCTGTGTCAACAATAGCAAGACTAAACATTCTTCGGTGTGCCATCAGACCGCCGCCTTTTTGTGGTCGAAGAAGTATTTGCTGTATTCCTCCGGGGGAATTTTCAGCGTTTTGGCGATCTTCTCAATCTGCCACGCATCAAAAGGCTGTGCGCCGGTCATGCGGGCAGTCATGGTGCTGG